TTATGATGCCGTTGCCTGGTCTAAACAACCAGTCAACCATCCTTTGGAGTGGTTCACTTATTGGAAGGACGACAAAATGCAAGGATTCATGAAGAAAGCGATGGGGGCTGGAAATGCCTTTGATTGGGTTACCGAGGGTCTTGCGTTATCCAATGGTTTTTATTTACCAGAAGATCCGCGAGATTACCAAGGTTATTGGAAGAACATGGGAAGAATATTCCCTAATTCAACCGATGCCCAATTAGCCCATGCTTTTAAACATGGGTTACAGGAGGAAGTGTTAAAGCTTCTTCCTGCGGCAGGACTAGCTGCTTTTAGAAACCTACTTCTCCGGTCAAATGTCAAAAACAAATGGCTGAAGGAGGTCGGTGACTATGAGCTTGCCCAAGCGCTTTGGCGTTCGAAACAAAGTGGTGGCTGGCCTACCCGGATACAAACGGATGGTACACACTGCGTGGGTCGTCTCCACCCTATACCGGAACCTGCCGGAAAAGTGAGGGTCGTAGCCATATGTGACTACTTCTCACAGGTAGCCTTGAAACCGGTTCATAATTTTCTTTTCGATATTCTTAGGAGGCTCCCTACTGATGCAACTTTTGATCAGGAGGGGGCAGTCAAGACTTTCGCTGACAGAGGATTTAAGGATGTTTATTCCTACGATCTAAAGTCGGCTACGGACTTGATTCCTAAAGAACTCTACTTAGAGGTTATGGAACCGCTTCTTGGCCCTGAGGGAACATCGCTATGGATGAACCTTCTTGCCGAACGAGATTTCTTCGTTAAAACGAAAGATTTCTACGGTAAGGAGGAGTGCGAACCTCACGAGCGGTACGTCCGTTACACGAGAGGACAACCCATGGGAGCATATTCTTCCTGGGGCGGTCTGGCTCTGGTCCATCACGCATTAGTCCAATATGCCGCGGCGTTAGCCGGGCATAAAGGCTGGTTCACTGCGTACGTTGTACTTGGCGATGATATTACTATCGCCGATACTGCGTGCGCGGAGAAGTACCTCCACCTTTGTAAACGATACGGTATTACCGTAGGCCTAGCAAAATCACTTGTCTCTAACAAGGGACTCATGAACTTTGCTTCGCAGACGTTGATCGACGGCAAGAACATTTCTCCTATCTCGTTAAGAGAAGATCTTGGTTCTCAGAACCTTGATCGTAGGATAGAGTTTGCGTCGCGTATACGTAGACGATGGTACGAGGGAACCGTGACCGATCCAAGGTCAATCACCGCCTTACGACAGATCTTGACGGCACCTCAATGGCTGGCTATAGAGCCAGAACTGAGAGGTGTTCGGCCAAGTATGCTCTTAAGGGGAATACTCTTTTGTCTACGGAACCCGTTCATTTCTGAAGGGATCCATATAGGTAAGATTGCTGAGTGGCTAGGGATGTTAGTCCCTGAGCTTTCAGCTCTTCCTTCGAGTACTCTCCAGGAGCTTGACCTAGTGCTACGGACTGCCTTATGGCGGTTCGTAGTAAGGAACACCCGAGGTCGAAGGGAAAAGGCTATCCAATATATTGAATATGCCAAATCCCTCTTGACCGGGTTTGACGGAGTTCGGGGAAACTCCGTGTTCTTTGCCTACCTGGGTCACAAAGTCGTCAATGACGCTGTCTATGACAACATCTACACTCCTTTACAGGAAGTAGAGTTGTGGATTCGAGAGCAGGTCGCAGTCTTAGACTGTGACGTGCCTCGTCTCCGTCCTCAAGCTGAAGAGCCGATGGACCTAGATGGAGCCAAACGGCTGCCGACCCTAGAGGAGCTTATCAAGCAATGGGAGAAACTCTCGCGGATACCCAGAATTAGTCTACCGAAGAAATTCGGTTCAACTTATGTCTGGCATCTGTTTGATTCCCTAAAAGGGATTCAAGAGGACATGGACCGTGCCAATACCCCAAAATGGGGTAAACGCGGGGCGACTTCTGGTAACAGAAGAACGCCCAAGTCTATGCTTGTGAAAGAGAGTCTTAGAGCGCCGCTTGGAGAAATTCTCCTTACGTTCGCGAGGGTCCTAGGATGTAAAATCCCGGTGCACTCACTATCCCTTCATCTCCCTCACCGCCTTTGGAAAGCACTTGGCTTAACATTGGATTGGACCATGTACAGATGGGTTGTGCGAGACGCTTCGCCTTGCATGATGCCTGAGAGTAATCTCAGTAACTCTTCGGATTTAGTCAGTCCGTTGGAAACACCACCTGGAATAGAGACCAAGTCTCTCCCTCTGGAAACAGAGGGGGATGTTCTCCCTTTGATGGAAGGAACACCATCCCGTTAGGTTGACGGTTTCACCTTGGGTGACGACAGCGTCCGATATTGGACTAGTG